CAATGCTGCCTGCACCGCCATGGGATGTTCCGCTAACACCGCCTGCCCCTCTGGTCGAAGTAACAGAAGAGACTGAACCGCTAGCATAGTTAGAACCGCCGCCACCGCCAGCGCCGTCGTTCCCGGCAGCATCAGCACCACCGCCTCCACCGCCGTAGTAGCCAGAACCACCGCCACCGCCGCAGCGGTCGTCTTCGTCAACAGCACTGGTGTCAAATCCCCCACCGCCGCCACGACCTTGGCCACCAGTATTAGCACCATCACCTCCACCTACTCCACCGGAACTCTGGGTTCCACCGTCACCACCGATACTGCTGGCTCCAGTGCTTTGCCCAGGTTCGCCATTAGTTGCCCCTCCATCGCCACCATAGCCATCCTCTCCACCACCACCGCCGCCTGCTGCGACAATAATAGCATTAGAGTGACTGATGCTAGACGAGAAAAGGCCGCTAGAACCTCCTCCACCAGAAGACTGCCCGTCACCAAACGGACCACTACCTCCTCCAGAGCCTCCTGCTCCGTAGGTAGAGCCATCGTTACCCTCAGACGCTCCACCTCCGGCACCACCGCCGAAGCCGCCGTCTCCACCACTTGTAGCCCTTACGCCGCCGAAGCCAACCAGTAGCTGGTAAGTGACGCCTTCTTGCAGAGCCACAGTTCCTTGAACTCTGCCACCTCTTCCGCCCTGCGCACCACTCTTACCGCCACCCCCAGCACCCTTAATATCAAAGGTTACATTCATGTCCTCACTTACAGTAAGGGTATAGGTTCCCGGCTTAGAGGCACTTTGGTTTTGTACACCAGCGTAGCCAGTTTTAGTGGTGGTTGCTCCAACCTCAGAAAAGTCAAAGCTCTCTTGTGAACCTTGAAAGGGGGTTAGAAACAGGAGTGCAGGTTGACTGCCACTAAAATACATAACCTGAGAGATAGACATTAGCTAACGCCTGCTCCACCGATAACGTAAGTGTCAGTGTCGACACAAAGAATGGTTGCTATCCCTCTGGCCTTGAGTGTTCTAGGGGAGGTCTGTGTACCAGAGGTTCCAGCTAGGTAGAGGGTAGTTCCAGTATGGATGATGTCGATTTCAGAGTTTGTATTATTAAAGACTGTTACTACCTCTCCGGTAGTCAAAACAGCAGGGCTAACCGGAATAGTTACATTGTTGTCTACAACCACATGCTTTCCTGCGTCTGAAGCTACAAGACTGTAAGCACCAGTATCAGTGGCATTCTGTGGGATGTCTCGGACACTCTGGTCTAGGGAGTCGATAACACTGCCACCAGAAGCGTCGATGTTGCCTGTAGAGGTGATAGTCCCGGTGATGTCGATGTTGCCTGTGCCAGTAATATCGTTTGAGTTGAGGTCCAACTCACCGCCCAACGCAGGGGCCGCATCACTCTCTACATCGGTGATTGCCGTGCTGCTGAACGCCAGAGTGTTAGTGCCAGCAGTGTAGGTCGCAGAGATGGGTGCAGAAGCAGACACGTTAAGTGTATCCCCCGAAGCGATAGCCTCAGAGGTGGTGCCATCATTAATGCTCCAAGAGCCGTAGTTGTCTGCGTCAGTGTCTCCGGTGTAGCCCAAGTCATTCAGAGTGAGGTTACGCTGCGCCAGACCAGTCGTATGACCATAATCGTCCACAGATACCTCACTGATCACAGCAGCGCCAGTCAGACCAGAGATAGACGTAGCAGAAGATACATCTTCGTGGTTGATGGTGATGGTACTGTTAGTAGCTTGGTCTGTGGTAAAAGTGCCACCGCCCGTCAGGACGTTACCAGCGGTGATAGTCACCGTGGCATTGTTTGGTGGGGTAGGGGTCAGAACGCCTACTGTGAAGCCCTGAGACCCTGCCAGCGTAGCTCCTATGCTCGTTCCTGCAAGAGTGCCAGTCAGAGAGACATTAGCAAGAGGGTTTCCAGAGATGCCAGTCAGTGTCAAAGCGGCCATTAGGAGTCCCTCGTAATATCTTCAATAACAGTGATTGTAAATGTATCAGAGGAGCTAACTGGGTTTGGTGTAGCAGAGGTGTCGGTAAACTCGATGTCTACGTTCAACACACCTAGAGGCCAATCTTCTGTAGCAAGTTGTCCTGTAGGCAAGGCTGCATAAGCCGCCTCAGACTTTAGATTAAACTCGCCATCCGCAGCGCTAGTAATGTTGACGCCGCTATTAGTCTCGTCCCAAGTCACCTTAAGAGTCCCGGTGGCGTCTCTGGCTTGCGCTCGAATGTCGTAGTTGGTGAGGTCGATAGCAGCATCAGCGCTGTCAGTCAGCGTGAAGTTAAGCTGAAAGGTATCGCCTCGTTTGTGGTTTATATTCGCCATTATACTACCTCAACAGCATCAAATGAAATGCCATAAGCACTGGCATTATTAATGGACCAAGAACTGACGTTAGACGCTAGGCGGAATACGCCAGTTGGAGACTGGTGGACAACCGAAGTGCCTGAAGATACAACGCTTCTCATATGCGGCCAGATGTCTACGGTTGTGTCACCATTGGAGTCTAGGTTTACGTCGGCCAGAACCTTATGCAGAGTTCTGGAAGAGCCTGTGCCAATCTGGATGTAGTCACCCGCCCGTAGGAAATTGGTCTTAGCTGGACCTGTTCCCTTTGTCAGGTCTACAGTCTCGTCACCCACAGCAGTAGCAGACCCAAGGGTCACAGAAGTAGCTGCAAGGACCGTGCCTCTGGGAGTGGCCATGTTAGGGTCTCCCAGATAGAAAGTGCCTCTGCGCCCCTTAAGAGACAGCAGGAAGGCTACCCACTCTTCAGCCAAGTCTTTACGAACCGGGGGGATAGAAATTGAGGCTTCCCAACGCTGACCCTGATGCACCACAGTCTGTTGCACAAAGGTAAAGGGAGACTCACTGACAGCTACTACGTTGTTAGCTCGTAGCTCAATCTGCTCAATACCTATTGTAGTAGGTATCGTTAGGGGATAGGTGATAGCCATTAGCTAAAGACCCTTCGCATTTGACCGCCTCTTTGACGGGAGTTTACAATCTGAGCCTCAGTCATCTTAGCAATTCCTGGTGCAGCCTCAGCGATAATCCGCTTCACTGACTCATCCCCGTTAGCAGCGAAGTTAAAGCTCTGGTGGACGGTTACGTTGCCACCACCTTCTACACCCAGCTTACCGCCAGCACCTCGCTTCAATGGTAGAATGGCCTCTGGACCAGCCTCACCCATGAGACCAGTGCGACCACCGGACATACCAAAGTAAGTAGGTGAGTTTACAATCCCACCATTAGCATAAGGGATAACGCTACCATTGTTGAAGGCGTTGCCGTTAGCGTTGGTCTTTCCAAGGAAGGCAGTTGCTGCACCAAATATACCTGCGCCTGCTACTGGGTTGAGAGTGTTGCTTAGCTGCTGGATCAATGGTTGCCAGATGAGGATATCCATAATCCTCTTGACGATCTCGATACTCATATCCTTGAAGGCTTCCTTGGCAGTCTTAGTGCCATCAGAAATGCTTCGGAACATATCAATAAAGCTAGTGGACAGATCCCCAGCTAGAGCCTCTCGTAGGTTCCTTACTCGGTTCTCGTACTCTTCCATAGCCTTACCACTGCTACGAGAAGACTGCTTTTGGGTCTTACTCAAAGCCTCAAGAGCCTCTTGCTCTGTCTGGTACTGCTTGACCTGAGTGTCCAGTTCTTGTCTGCGGAGAAGGAGACGTTTCTCAATCTCAGCAGAGAACATGCCGTCAATGCCTTGCCGTGCCTCTAGGACGGCTCTCTCAGCAGCGATAATCTCTTCAACAGCAGTCTGCATGGAAGAGACTTTGGAAGCTACACTTCTGCTGAGACCTTGCTCTTCAACCAACTTAAGCTGTCTGGTGGACTCTGCAAACCGAGTTTGGATACTCTTGTTGAGGCTATCTCGCCTCTCTTCTAGTCTTACAATCGCCTCAAGATGCTTCTCTTGGTCCTTGCTCTCAGAGGTCATTTTTGCAAGTCTCCCTCCCAAGATTTCTACAAGGGAGTTTAACTCATCAAAAACTTCTGCGTTGATCCTGTTTTGATCTTTAAGGAACCTTGCTCTTTCAGCAATGGTTTCCATGATAGTAGCAAGCTGTTCTGTGTCGTCAAGATCAACAGAGGAAATCTTCCTAAACAACTCTTCAATTTCTTGGATACCTTTAATAGCACCCTCAAGCTCTTTTATCTTTCGTAAATCAGAAAGTATTTCATCTCCTTCAGCTTTTCCAGTGGATATCTCGTACTCAAGCATTTCAACTGTAGTTCGGAGATCTTGGTTTAAGGCTTCTACACCTTTTTCTGTCTTTTTCAGGGACTTGGTTAGCTGCGACTCTACGTTTTTAATCGCATCTTCAAGGCGTTGTTCCTCGAAAATCTCGAAAGCTCTTATAGCAGCTGCGGGTAAATCTTTTTCTACAGCATCAGCCAAGCTCGCTGAACTCGACTCAAACTTCTCAATAGATTTTCTTGCCTCTTCTACAGACTCCCTGAACGACTTAAAGAGGTCTGACCCTGCCATAAGGTTTCTGGCTAACATAGAGCCAAGAACCAAACCTACACCAACAATAGCGCCAGTCAGACCGGGGAGGAGACCAGCCAACTGAGCGCCTTGCTGTGAGAAAGCTACAAGAGCGTTCTGACCAGACTGTATCTGTACAAAGAAGTCACCGACCTGATAACCAGCGTTCTGCATGGTTGCGTTAAAGCGGTTGGTGTTTTTACGAGCGCCGTTAGTAGTATTGCCGAAGTTAGCCATCTTTCGGCTGAGACGGTCTACGGCATCCCCAGCATTCTTAGCGGCGGGTTTAACCTTCTCAGTCTCAGCACGGAGCTTGACAACCTTCTCTACACCGTCAACGTCAATGATAAATCTAATATCAGCCATTCATAACCCTTAAGTAAACTAAGTCCAGCCTCTTGATTGCCTCTACATCTCTAGAGGACAAAGGCGTGTGAGTTAGTTCCTTCCATGCTTTAATCTCTTCAAAGGTAATCGGGTTAGGGCCACTAAAGCCAACGCTTCTGCTGCTTGATAACGAAAGAAAGGCAGACCAGAGATACTCGGTGGAAAAGGGGAAGTCGGGGCCTTCTAATTCCTTTGGAGTACGTCCTGTCTGCCTTTCTACTTGCTCTAAGTGATCTAGTTTTGTTGCGCCGTCTTGACTCTTATTGAGGTCGAAAGTCCACTCTGCGAACTCGACCAAATCGTCAATTAGGCTTGCGTAAAATCCAGAGTGTCGTTAATTGCCTCTTCAAGCTGGTTCTTAATCCAGAAATACTCTGAATAGATCTCCCGTGCCTTTGGTACAGTGAGTTTAGGGCTTTCGCCATCGTAGGTGATGTCCCACTCTTTTGTAGCCTTAGCTAGGACATCAATAGAAGCCTTCTCAAGCTCTGCTGCTGAAATCTGTACCTTCTTAGACTTCTGCATCTGTGCCAGCCGCTTATCGGTCTGTTCGTGCATCAACTTCTTGTACTCTTTCGAGTGAGGTGCATACAGAGTGATGCTCATCTCACTGTCAGAGCCTTCATTCATCAGAGGCTCTAGAGTGTTTGGATGTACCAGAATAACTTCAATGATATCGGATTTAGGCGTAAGATTCTTAAGATCCATGTCGGGGTTCCTTTCGGGGTACGGGTGGAAAATAGATGAGAGGGGGAGCCACCCGACAAGCTCACCCCCCTCCCCTTGGCCAAGGGATTCTTATGCCGTAGTGATCTTCAGGTTTGTCAGTTCAGTATCGTCGTACAGAGCCACAAACGGCAGGGTAACAATACGGGAAGTTGGGCCATCAACAGGAATGTCTGCTGCGTTGAACTTCACCCGTGGGAAAAGGAATGTCATGGTGTTAGCCGAAGGATCAGCTACAGACACTTCGATTGCGCTCTCCGTCTCGTTTAGGAAGCGGTTTACCAGAGTGGCATCCTCAAAGTACGCAGTGATGGTGCCTTCGATCTCTGCTCGGCCAAACTCAAGTTGTGGGGCAGAGTCATCACCTACAACGAAGGTGGGAGCGAAAGAGTTGGTGACAGTGAAGTCTACACTGGTCACGATGGAAAGTGCAGAAGCTGCACCAGTGCCATCTACGTCAGCTACTTTAAGATCACCGGAGTACGCATCAAACGGCTCACCTACGCCAGCAGCAGCTACAGTCTTTTCTGTAGCAGATACAGTCATGTCTTTACCAACCATACCAAAGGTAGCAGTTACCATCTGGTTAGGAGCCATAGACACGTTCATGGTAGAAGCAGCACAACCCGTAAAGAGACGAGCTTGGTCAATATCGCCAGCGTAGTCTTCAAGGGTCAGGAACTTGGGAGTAGTGCCTACCTTGATAACACCAGTGCTGAACGCAGACAGCATAGCCGACTCAATCAGGTCGTCATAAGCAGTGTCACGAAGGTCTACAGTAATGTCACCAGCTACAGAACGGTTGCCATGACGGTCTACACGGGGCATGCGGTCTGGCTGAATTTCGTTACCAGCTACACGCTCCTTAGAGAGGTTCAGCGAGTGGCTGTTAAATGGGAGGTTGGTATAAGAAGTTGCTGCCGTACCGAAAGTGCTTTCTACACCGAAAGCCAAACGAGAACGAGAACCCTGTGCGAAAGCCATTTGCTTCCTCCTTAGTTATAAATATAGAACCCGATATTCACCGGGACATAATAAAACGGAGTGTCCAACCCGCCACCTTCTCGTTCGGCATAGTCGATAGACACCTTAATCTCACTCTCCCCTTCAGGGGTGTATGAGACATCTGTGGTAGCTTCAAAGGCTTCTAGAACCTTATCAGCAATGTCATCTGCTGCGCCGGGGCCTTTACCCTCTGCCGCATAACAAACAACACGAAAAACGCCATCATAGCGTTGCTGGGGATTTAAGCCCCGTACAGCGGGTCTACGGAGTGTCGGTAGGAAACTAACCTCAACATACGAAGTGCCGTTCACACGGTCGTAGGAGACGTTCTCGTAGGAAATAGCCGGGATGTCGGCTACAGCG